TATTGATACAGGTTGTCGAGCAGAAGAAGCTATTAAGTTTGCGCCAAAGGATTTGCAAAAGAATAAAGATGGTTGGACAGCTCATGTGTATAGACAAAAGACTGACACTCATACTTCGATTGGTCTAGCTACTAGAACAAAAGAAATATTGATGCGTAGGTCTAACATGAAAACATTCTTTGAGACCAGCTACAGGCAAATGACTTACAAGTGGCAGATGGTAAGACAGCAACTTGGACAAGCTGATAACAAAGACTTTGTTTTCCATACCTGTAGACATACTTGTGCTTCAAGGCTAGCTGAAGCAGGAGCTACATTTATGGAAGTTTGTGACTGGATGGGATGGAGTTTTAATTCACCTGTTGCAAGAAGATATGTTCATTTCTTTCCTAAAGGTAAGATAAGTATGGCAAAGAAACTGGATACATTAAGAGACGAGTTAAAAGTTGTCTCTGGTGGTAAAAGCTAGTAATAATAATGTGCATTTAAAGTGCACTCGTGTGCACTAAATGCAAAGCTTGAGGAGGCGTAAGTGAATAAGTTAAGTAAACCAACACAAAAAAATTTGTCGGTAGACTTAAAAACTACGAACACAATTTACGCCTCCGAGTTATCTACTCTGGCGTAGTAGAATACCTTATAAATCAAGCGAACTAATCAGTTGCATAGTTAATATGTGATTGCTACGCTGTCGTAGTAGATGTGCACTTCAATGCACACAATCTACGAACAAACTGTAAACACTAATGAGGTTAATATGGAAATAGACGCTAAAATATTAGAGAAATTTAACATTCTTAAAAAAGACGAGAATGTGCCTTCAACTCTTCATGAAAAAATAGAGGCAGAAAAACAGTTAGAACTAGCAATGATTAAGAGTGGAATAAAAAGGTTCCATAAAACAATCAATAAAGCTAGAGCCAAAGTCAAAGAAAAAGATGGCAAGCAAAGAGAGACCACTGAAAGTACAACAGTATATGGTCAAGTCTTAATTCAAAGTGGCCTGGAGCCAATGAATAAAGCTATTAATAAATACTTCATAGAAGCATTTGATGGCCATGCTAAACGCTATGCAACAGAAGCTACATTGTTAGCTAAATGTTTACCTATTAAGGAAGTCCAAAATGATAATGATGAAAGATGGGCTAGTTTAAGCTTCATATCTTTGAAGGCAGTATTAGATAGTATTACTGTCTCATCCACACAAACAAAAGCTGTGCTTAAAATAGCTGGAGCTGTAGAGGATGAAGCTAGATTATTATACTTTAGGGAAAGTGATAATAAGACTTACAGCCAGACTAAAGAATGGCTGAAAACCAAGAACAACTATAGGCATAAAAGGAAGGTATTCCAATATGCTATGAATAAACACCAGCTTGAGTATGCAGGTTGGTCTAAAGAAGAGAGGGTAAAACTCGGTAAATTACTCCTTGAATTATTAGCCAGTACAACTGGGTTTGTTAAACTCACCAGAACATACACTCTCAAAAATAAATCAATTGTTTATGTCCAGGCCACCGACAAGACTATGGAATGGATAGAACAAAAGAAAATCCACGCAGAAATATTAAAACCTTTTAGAGAACCTATGCTGGTACGACCTAAAACCTGGGATGAAAACCCATATTCTGGTGGCTATTACATCAAGGATTTAAGGCCAAAGGAATTAAGTGCCACTGTAGGAGAACTCCACAATCAAAATCAACAATCTAACAATGAGGTAAAAGATGCACTATAATATGATTAAGAGAGGAACTAGGACTTACCTAGAAGAAATGGCTAACAAAGCCCATGAAATGCCAGAGGTTTATAAATGTATAAATACTCTGCAACAAACACCTTTTATAATTAACACTCCAGTATACCAGGTGATGAAAACGATACAGGACAAAGGATTGTCTGTAGCTGGTTTACCACAAGGTAAACTTCCACTTCCACCTAAACCATTTGATATAGCAACAAATGAAGAAGCTAGGAAAGCCTACAGCAGGAAGGCACTAGCTGTTCATAATTATAATGCAACAATAGATAGTAAGGCTTTACTTACTGAAAAAATATTTACTGTTGCTGATACTTATGAAGCGTTTGCTGAATTTTATTTCCCACTTCAATATGATTGGAGAGGTAGAATTTATTGTGTACCAGAAGGACTTAACTATCAGCAGAATGATTTAGCTAAAGGATTATTATTATTTAGAAATGGTAAACCATTAGAAAATAAAAATAATGTTGAACGATTGATGGTACATGGCGCCAATATGTATGGTCATGATAAAGATACATTGGTTAATAGAGTTAAGTGGGTTGAAGATAATGAAAAATTTATTTGTCAATCTGCTGAAGACCCACACAATCATTATGAATTTTGGGCTGAAGCTTCTGAACCAGTACAATTTTTATCATTCTGTTTTGAATGGAATAACTTTGTTAAAGCTGGAAAGAAATTATCATTTATAACTAATGTAATTTGTTATTCTGATTGTACTAATTCTGGATTACAAATATTTTCTGCATTACTAAAAGATGAAGCTGGTGGTAAAGCAGTTAATCTAGTTCCATCTGCTAAAGTTCAAGATGTATATGCTGAAGTTGCTAAAGCAACATTGGAATTATTACATCAAGAACCAGATAGTCAGCTAAAAGATATATGGTTGAAGTATGGAATAGACAGGAAGACTACAAAGAAAGTCACAATGTGTATTGTATATGGACTAACTCAATTCTCTTGTAGAAGATATATTCAAGAACACCTGGAGGAAATGGATGAAGATGGTACAAAAGATAATCCATTTTCAACAGACAGAAATCCAATACCAGGACAACCTAATATGTTTAAAGGTTCTGCGTATTTATCTAAATTAGTTTGGAAAGCTTTAGATAGAGTTATTGTATCTGCTAAAGAAGCGATGAAGTGGTTGCAACAAACTTCTAAATTAGTTTCAGAGAATGGTTTACCAGTTGTGTGGACTACACCTACAGGGTTTATAATTCAAATGGTATGTCCAATATTAGAAACTAAAAGAATAAATACTTATATGGGTGAAAAAATATTCAGACCAAAATCTGGAACCTATACACCAGATATAAGAAAAACATCTATAGCAATTGAGACTAATAAAATTAACAAAAGCAAAGTAGCTAATAGTATAGCTCCTTGTTTTGTTCATGGATTAGATGGCGCTATCCTTCAAAGAGCAGTGTGTAAAGCTAATGATTATGGGGTGAATAACTTTGCCTGTGTTCATGATAGCTTTGGTGTTCTAGCAACAGATGTGAACCTAATGAACCAAGCTGTAAGAGAAGCTTTTGTAAATATTTTTGATGGTAAAAATTTACTTGAGGAATTTAAACAAGAGATAATCCCACAAGTTCACAAAGATAGTAGAGACAAAGTTAAGCAAGCTCCAGCACAAGGTTCGTTGGAGTTGAAGAATGTATTAGGTAGTTATTATTTTTGTTCTTAATTAACTACGCTAGCGTCTTTAACAAGACACTATAGATGAATAGAAACTTCATCTGATTGGGTAGTCGAAAACAGTTATATGTTGTGTGCGAATTTTAACTGACTACCCAATTATTAAATCAATCAAACATACCTAGGAGGGTATTTATGCAAAAAGCAAAAACCTATACCTCTCCTTTTGGCAAAGCCATATATCCACATTTAACAAAATGTGATGTAAGGTTTAAAGCTGAAGGTGAGTATAAAGTAGACCTTGAATTAAATGATGTAGATGCAAATGACATTCTAAAATTATTAAAAGAATATCAACAAAAAGCTATTTCAGATGCCAAGGATAAAACTGGTAAGAAGCAAATAAAAGAAGCTTCATTACCTTACAAAGAAGAAGATGGTAAATACATCTTCAAATTCAAAATGAAAGCCAGTGGTACAAATGGTAAAACTGGTGACACATTCAAACAAAGGCCAGCATTATTCGATAATGAATTAAAACCTATTAGCCCAGATATAAATATTTGGGGAGGTTCAATTCTTCGAGTAAGCTTTCAACCATACCCATGGTACACGCCAGCGCTTGGTGCAGGAGTTTCATTAAGACTTAAATCAGTTCAAGTAAAAGATTTAGTCGAAGGTGGAGGTCAGTCTGCTGAAGCAAATGGTTTCGATAAAGTCCATGGCGACAGCTCAATCAAAAACACAGGGTCGGAAGATAATGAAGTTTCGCAAGAAGTTTCCAGCGCAACCGACTTCTAAATTTAAGTCAAAGCTTGAGGAAGATTTTAATGATTATCTTATTCAGAAAAAAATTAAATTCGGATATGAGGATTATAAAGTATCTTACCTCAAGCCAGAAAAACCATCTAAATATACACCAGATTTTAACTGTCCAGCAGTAGATACATATAAAATTATTTTTGAAACTAAAGGACAGTTCTTAACTTCCGACAGGAAGAAACATTTATTAATTAAACAACAACATCCAGATTTAGATATTAGATTTGTATTCTCAAATTCTAAAACAAAAATCGGAAAGAAATCTAAAACAACTTATGGCAAATGGTGTGAACTAAAAGGGTTCAAATACCATTGTGTCTATTCAACAAAGAAACTTCTACCAGATGAATGGGTCAATGAAGTTTTAAATCAACAGGAAAAATTATGAGTAGAAAAACAACAGACTATTTTATTATACATTGCACTGCCACTAAACCTTCAATGGATATTGGCTTCGAAGAAATAAATAGATGGCACAGAGAAAGAGGATTTTTGTCGTGTGGTTATCATTTTATAATTAGAAGAAATGGTGTCATTGAAGATGGAAGAACTACAGATGCAGTTGGTGCTCACTGTCGTGGTAAAAATCATAACAGTATAGGTATCGCTATGGTCGGTGGTGTCACACAAGATGACCACACTGTTGCAGAAGATAACTTCGAACCAGCTCAATGGGAAAGTTTAAAAAAGTTATGTGATGAATTACACAACACATATCCTAAAGCAGAAGTAAAAGGTCACTATCATTTTTCAGATAAATTCTGTCCTTCATTCGATGTGGATGAATGGGCTAAAGCAGATTTACTCTGGGTAGAAGGAGACCTATTGCCTGGTGATGAAGGTTATGAAGAGCCAGGAGAATAATTCAGACTTTGTAAGACACGAACCTTGCCCACAATGCCAATCCAGAAATAACCTTGCCAGGTATTCAGATGGACATGGGTGGTGTTTTGGTTGTGGCTACAGAGAACCAGCAAATGGAGAAGTCAATAGTTTTACAGACACAAAACAAAATTCAGATATGATTACAGGACAAGTAGAGGCGTTATCAAAAAGACAAATAGATTTTGATACTTGTAAATTTTTTAATTACCAAGTTGGTGAATATAAAAATCAACCAGTACAGATAGCTCCTTATTATAATTCACAATACCAAGTAGTTGCTCAACACATTCGTTTTCCTAATAAAGATTTTATTTGGTTAGGCGATATGAATGAAGTTAATTTATTTGGTCAGCATAAATGGAAGCCTGGTGGTAAGATGATTACAATTACTGAAGGTGAAATTGATGCGATGTCAGTTTCAAAAGTACAAGGTAATAAATGGCCAGTTGTATCAGTTCCATCTGGTGCAAAGTCTGCAAAGAAATATCTTAAAAAGAATTTAGAATATTTAGAAAGTTTCGAAAATGTTATTTTAATGTTCGATAATGATGATGCAGGAAATCAAGCATCAATCGAATGTGCTCAATTGTTTACTCCAAAAAAAGCTCTTGTCTCCAAGTTGCCTATGAAGGATGCCAACGAAATGTTGGTGTCCAACAGAGGTAAAGATATTATTCATCACATTTGGAACGCAAGACCTTACACACCAGAAGGTATTATTGCTGGAGCAGATACTTGGGATTTAGTTATTCAAGATGATAGTAAAGAATGTACTCCATATTTATGGCAAGGCTTAAATAAGAAAACTAAAGGAATTAGAAAAGGTGAAATAGTTTTATTTACAGCAGGAAGTGGTACAGGAAAATCACAAGTGTGTAGAGAGATTGCTTTTGATTTAATTAACAAAGGTAAGAATGTTGGCTACATAGCTTTAGAAGAAAGTGTAGCTAGAACTGTAAGAGGTTTAATGAGTATTGATTTAAACCAAAAGATACACGAAGAAGATATTAGAAAAGATATTGATGAAGAAACTCTAAAAACTTCTTGGAATAAAATTCAAGGTAAAACATATTTTCACAAACACTTTGGCTCAACAGATAGTGAAAACTTAATGTCTAAAATTAGATATTTAGTTAGAGGATGTGATTGTGATTATATTGTATTAGACCATATCAACATGGTTGTCTCTGGTATTGAAGGAGACGAAAGAAAATTAATTGATTATACGATGACCAGGCTACGAAGTTTAGTTGAAGAATTAAACTTTGGATTAATATTGGTTTGTCACTTAAGAAGAATACAAGATAAGAATGGCCACGAAGAGGGAGCAATAACTTCTTTAAGTCATTTAAGAGGAAGCCATGGATTGGCACAGCTCACTGATATTTGTTGTGGACTAGAGAGGTCACAGCAGAATGAAGAGACTAAAGATATTCTTACAATAAGAGTTTTAAAAAATAGATACACAGGAGATACAGGTGTTGCTTGCTCGCTTCATTACAATAGACAAACTGGAAGATTATCTGAAGGTGATTTTACAGATGTCGAAGAATGAAAAATATATTGACGATGTTCTTCGAGAGTACATAGAGCAAGATGAAGACTTCGAACATTTAGATGACGATGATAAAATCTATATGTATTCAACTTTAAAAAAGATTTTAAAACTAATGAATGTAGTTTTGAAATATCCGAATGTATGTCCAATACTTTTTGTTCATACACCAAAGACCAAACAAATTTTGGAAGACGCATTTTTTCATGTGGCTCCCATTATTCCAACAATCCTAAATATAAAAATAATTGTGATGCACTAATATGAGATTAATATTTGATATAGAAACAAATGGTTTCTTATCAGAAGCAACTAAAATTCATTCAATTGTTATTAAGGACATAGATACCGAACAAATGTATTCCTATCATGGAGACAAAATCGGTAAAGGTTTATATCTTTTAAGTGGTGCTAGCTTGTTAGTTGGCCACAACATTTTAAAATTCGATATACCTGTCATTAATAAATTATATCCAGAATATAAAATTGAAGGTGATGTATTTGATACATTGTTAGTTAGCAGACTGATATGGACTAATAGAAAAGAACTAGACTTTCGAATGAAAGAACTGCCATTAAAATTAGCAGGAAGACATTCATTAGAAGCCTGGGGTTATAGACTTGCTTTAAGAAAAGGTGAGTTTGCTAAAACAAATGACTTCGCAAATTGGTCTGAAGAAATGCAAAAGTATTGCGAACTAGATGTTGAAGTCACTTATGAATTTTGGAAATTAATACAAAAACAAAACTACTCGCAAGAGGCTATTAAGTTAGAACACGACTTTGCCAGATGTATATATCTGCAAGAAGCACATGGATTTCATTTTGATGTGGCTTCTGCAAAGAAGCTGTATGCCTCACTTGCAAACAGAAGGTTGGAGTTAGAGAAATCTTTAACTTCAGCCTTCCCTAAATGGAACAAGTATATTGGTACCTTTATTCCTAAAAGAGATAATAGAACTTTAGGTTATAAAAAAGATGTACCAATTAAAAGGTATAAGGAAATAACTTTCAATCCTAACTCAAGAGACCATATCAGTGACAGATTAATGGACAAAGGTTGGAAGCCAAAAGAATTTACGCCAGATGGAAAACCAAAAGTAGATGAAAGTATTTTATCTACATTAACTTTTCCAGAGGCAAAATTATTATCAGAACATTTTTTAATACAAAAACGAATAGGTCAATTAGCTGAAGGCAATAACGCCTGGCTAAAATTACAAAGGGATGGAATTATATATGGAAGCGTTATCACGAATGGTGCAAACACTGGGAGGTGTACTCACCAAAAACCTAATGTTGCACAAACACCTTCTGTTGGTGTTCCTTATGGTAAAGAATGTAGGTCTTTATTTATTGTTCCTGCTGGCTTTCGTCTTATTGGCTGTGATGCTAGTGGTCTTGAACTTCGTTGTCTTGCTCATTATCTCGGTGCTTTCGATGAAGGTAGTTTTGCGAAGCAATTACTCGATGGGGATATTCACACCTACAATCAAAAACAGATTGGCTTACCAACGAGAGATATGGCGAAGAGGGTTATATATGGTATCATCTATGGCATCGGAGATACGAGGCTTGGTGAAGTTGTTGGAAAGAGCTCCAAAGAAGGAAAAAGAATAAAAGCAAATTTATTTAAAGCTTTACCTGCGTTAAAACAATTAAGAGATAATGTTATTATCGCAACAAGAAATAAAAATTATTTATTAGGTTTAGACAAAAGAAAATTAATTCCAAGGTCTGAACATTCAAGTTTAAATTTATTAATACAAAGTTGTGGCGCATTAATTATAAAAATGGCCACAATAATTTTACACAAAAAATTAAAGGAAAAAAATTATGATAAAGATACCTGTGCTATGGTTGCTCATGTTCATGATGAGCTACAACTTCAGTGTAAGTCTGCTGTTGCAGATGAAGTAGGAACTTTAGCAGTTCAATCAATTAAAGAAGCAGGTACTCATTTTAATTTACGATGTGAATTAGATGCTAAATATAAGATAGGCAACAACTGGGCTGATACCCATTAGGTTGTTGGTGCCCTCGGCCAGACTCGAACTGGCACTCCCAAAAGGGCAAGGATTTTCTTACCACTATAGCTTTCGCTACGCTTACGCTTTGTGGTCTGGACTATACCTTCTCCATTTTACAGGAGCCTGCTGTCTAGTCTCTACACCTTACATCACTCGAATGTCTTGGCTCGGTATTAGCAGTTAAGCTTTCACCGAATTTAACAAGTTCTACTTTTAAGCTTTCGCTTAAAGCACTCAAATTTAATTAAGTCCTTTGTGTCTACCAATTTCACCACGAGGGCTTCAACAACAAAAGGTTTTTACAAAATTATATCATGTTTAACAACACAAAAGATTTCGACTTTGATTTAGCTAGGGGAGTTCATTCTGAAAAATCCATAGGTAAAATATTGGGATTAGATAGGGATAAATTTGAAGTTAAGTCTGAATTTGGTTTTTGGCAAAAGTCTGGAAATCTTTGTATTGAGCTTGCTTATAAAGGAAAACCCAGTGGTTTAAGAAGTACAAAAGCCAAGTGGTGGATACATAGATTTATGCTCACAAAAGAAGTGTGCATTGGCCAGTGGATTACTGAAGTTAAAGTTCTCAAACAAATAGTCAGAAAATTTATTAAAGAAAATAAAAATCGAAAATCACAAATCATTAGGATGTTAGGAGATAACTACCAGTCAAGGTGTGTCTTAATTCCTATGTCAGAATTTGTAAACCTATGGAGACAAATTGAAATCAAAAATAAAAATACCACAGCTAACTAAAAAAGAATTTCCATTTACTTTTTATTTAGCTCATTGGATTGATTGTAATTCTACTTGTTCCTGGGAAACTTTAAAAACAATAAAAAATTATAAACCAACAATTTGTATTTCTACAGGTTGGTTAGTCTCAACAAATAATAATTCACATACATTCGTTAGTGATGTGAATTTTAATGAAGATGGAACTTTAGGTGATTGTGGAAACACAACAACTATTCCATCTGTAAACATAATCAAACTAACGAAGATTAGGATATAAAAATGATACAAAGAATAGATGCAAAAAAAAGAACTCTAGTAGTAGATGGTTCTTTATTTGTATATAGAATTGCTTCAGCATTAGAAGAAGCAACACAATGGGAAGATGACATCTGGACTTTACATGCAGATGCTAAACTAGGTAAAAAAGTTATTGATACTACTTTAGGTAATTATCAATCAAAATTAAATTGTAATAAAATTATTATAGCTGAAGACCATAAGAGTAATTTTAGACACGACATTTATCCTAAATATAAATCTCATAGAAAAAAAGTTAGAAAACCAATTATTGTAAAACCTCTTAAGGAATACTTAAAAGAAAACTATGAATGTATTTCATTACCAAATTTAGAAGGTGATGATGTTTGTGGAATATTAGCAACTAAACCAGAGAACAAAGATAAAGTTGTAGTTTTATCTGGTGACAAAGACATGAGAACTATTCCAGGTATTCACCATTTTCTACATGATGACAGCACAGAAGTTGTTGATGAGAAAACAGCTAATTATAATTTTATGTATCAAACTTTAGTAGGAGATTTAACCGATGGTTTTGGTGGATGTCCAACTATAGGAGGTGTCAAAGCTTCAAGAGTTTTAGCAAATAAAAAAGACTTACCAGAAATGTGGGAAGCAGTTGTTGCTGAATATAAAAAACAAAAACTAGATTTAGATTATGCACTTACTCAAGCAAGATTAGCTAGAATATTAAGAGCATCTGATTGGGATAACAAAAAGGAGAAACCAATATTATGGAACATTTAGTTAGAGATATAGCTTTAATTATTACAGGAGGATTAGTGACTGTGATGATTTACTTATTCAATGAATTAAGAAAATCCAATGAACAAAGAAGATGGGAACAATGGTATCGAGACCGAAACAAAAGATGACAAACAAAGATTTATTTGAAACTTTAAAGTACCAAGAAGGTGGCAATCATTATTCTAAAATGAAGGTGCAACCAGCTTACTTTATAAACGAAAACAAACTTCCATTCGCAGAAGGAAACGCAATTAAATACATTTGCAGACATCCATACAAAGGCAAAGAAGAAGACATTAAGAAAGCAATTCATTACTTAAAAATGATTTTAGATAGAGATTATTCATAACCAACAAAAGGACACTTTAGATATATGAACGAAAAAGACTTAAATATTGCCTTACCAGTCTTAACAGATGACTTGTTAAAGGCATTAAACCAATATTTTCCAGAAAGAACTCCAGACATAAACATGGAGCCGAAGGAAATGTACTACAGAATTGGGCAACGAAGTGTTGTGCGATTTTTAATTCAAAAACAAAAAGAGCAATCTGAAAATATAATGGAGAAAAAATAATGTGTGTTAGTGTAAAAGCTCCCAGTCCTCCACCAATGCCAGACCCAGCTCCAACAGCTCCACCACCAGTGTCACAAAAAACACAAGGTAGTGCAAGACCTGCTGGATTTGCCGAGGCAGAAGGTAGAAGCTTGAATAAAGCATCTTCTTACGACAGGAAGAGAACTGGTTCATCGAATTTACGAATACCTATTGTTGGTGGACTATAATCAATGGCTAAACTTTATGATGGTTCTATGAACCAAGGTGAGACTTTAGAAAGTAGATATAATTCAAAAGCTCAAGAACGAGAAATGTATCTTGAGAGAGCAAGAGATTGTTCTGAATTAACTATTCCTACTCTGATACCAGAAAGTGGCTCTACATCTTCAGAAGAATTTCAAACTACCTATCAAGGTATTGGAGCAAGAGGAGTAAATAATCTCGCATCTAAATTATTATTATCATTATTACCTCCTAATGCTCCATTCTTCAGATTAAACATAGATAATTTTAAAGTAAGAGAATTAGAAGAAGACGAAAATTTAAGAACTCAAATTGATAGTGGATTAGTTCAAATAGAGAAAGCTGTCATGGATGACATAGAAATGTCTAATGATAGAGTTGCTGTATTTGAAGCACTTAAACATTTAATTGTTGGTGGTAATACATTATTATTTGTAGGCAAAGAAGGTTTAAGAGTTTTCCCATTATCACAATACATTATTCAAAGAGACCCAATGGGTAATGTTTTAGAAATTATTACAAAAGAAAGTATTCATTATTCAGCATTACCAGACAACATTACAGAACTGTTAAACCAACAAACTAAAGATTATAAAACAGATGGCACTTGTGATTTATATACTTGTGTTAAAAGAGATAAGACAAAATTTCATGTCCACCAAGAAGTAAAAGGAATTAAAATTCCAGAAAGTTATGGTGAATATAAATTAGACAATTCACCTTATATTCCTTTAAGAATGATACGAGTAGACAGCGAAAGCTATGGTCGTAGTTATGTTGAGGAACATCTTGGCGACCTCATATCTTTAGAAGGATTAACTAAAGCAATTGTAGAAGGTTCATCTGCATCTGCAAAAACATTATTTATGGTAGCTCCTAATGGAACTACTAGAGCAAAAGCAATTGCTGAAAGTGAAAATGGTGCAATCATAGAAGGAAATGCTAGTGATGTATCAGTATTACAAGTAGGTAAGTTTCCAGATTTTAGAGTAGCTCAAGAAACAATGATGAAGATTGAGCAACGATTATCTTATGTATTTTTATTAAATGCTTCAGTTGTTAGAGACAGTGAAAGAACTACAGCAGAAGAAGTAAGAATGACTGCGCAGGAACTACAAGATAGCCTGGGTGGTATTTATGGAATTTTATCTCAAGAGTTTCAATTACCTTTTGTAAATAGAAAATTATCAGTATTAAACAAAACTAAAAAATTACCTCAACTTCCTAAAGGAATTGTATTTCCAAAAGTTATAACTGGAATTGAAGCTTTAGGAAGAAGTACAGATAGAAATAGACTTATTCAATTTCTTCAAACACTCGCAGGTACACTTGGAGCTGAAGCAATTGCAAAATATGTCAATGTCACTGAAGCTATTAAAAGATTAGCTACAGCAGATGGTATTGAAACAAAAGGTCTAATTAGAACTGAAGAAGACTTACAAGCTGAACAACAAGCTCAACAACAAGCGATGATGGATGAGCAACAACAATCAGCGATGATGAGAGCAGGTGAGAAAATTGCAGGGAACATACCTCCTAAATCTTTAGGAGAAACAATCGCAAATCAAAACCAATAGGAGAATTATAAATGGTTGATAAAGTACAAATTGTTCAAGAGGACAACAATCCTTCTTTAGAAGAACAATCAAAACAACAAGACGAAGTAAGCACACAAGAAGCTCAAACTACAGAGACTTCTAATGAAAGACCTTCATGGCTTCCAGAAAAATTTTCTAATGCAGAAGAATTAGCTAAAGCTTATGGTGCACTAGAGAATAAACTTTCTGGCAAAGCAGAAGATACTTCTAATCAAGATGAAAAAACTGAAACTAAAATCCAGGAACCTAAAGAGGTTGATAATAAAGCTGGTCAATTAGATAAGTTTTATCAAGAATATGCAGATAAAGGTGAGTTATCAAATACAAGTTATGATGAGTTAGCAAACATCGGATTAAATAAAGAAGTAGTTGATGCTTATATTTCTGGACAACAAGCTATGGCTGAACAAAAAGCTAATTCAATTATGTCTACTGTTGGAGGTAAAGAACAGTATACAGAAATGGTTAATTGGGCTTCAAAGAATTTAGCTCCAGAAGAAATAAAAGCTTTTAATAACACAATAGATAATGGTTCTTTAGAACAAGCACAATTAGCTATTGCTGGTGTTCAAGCTAAATATTCTCAAAATAATAATGAGCCAAATTTATTCAGTGGAAATAAAGCTGAAGCAAATATTGGATACAGGTCTGTTGGTGAAATGTTAGCTGACATTAATGACCCAAGATATACGACAGATAGTGCTTTTAGAGCAGATGTCGAAAACAAAGTTAAACATTCAAACACAATATAAATAACACCTATTTAGGTGGGAAGGAGAAATATGTCATTATATAGAAATATTAATGCAAGAAAAAAAGCTGGTACATCAAGACCAAAATCTAAAAGTACCATATCGGCAAAATCTTATTCAAATATGAAAAAAGGTTTTCCTAAAAAGAAAAAGAAATAATTATGTTAAATTTCATTTTGCCTTTAATGAAAAATCCACTCACTCGGATTATCGCTGATAAAACTGTTTCAGCAATAAACCATTCGATTGAGAAGAAGAAAGTCATTAGGGCAAAAGAAATTGAAGCAGAGGCCAATGTAAGTATAGAACAAATTAAAAGTTCTAAAGGTTCTATTAAAGATGAGATTTTAACTATAAAAATTACAATAATCTTTCTTGCAATATTCTGGCCAACTACACAGCCTTGGATGGAAAAAGGTTTTGAAATATTAAAAAATGCTCCACAAGAATTTTGGTGGGCTGTTTTAATTGTTTACTCTGGAAGTTTTGGATTATCTACTGTTAATAAAATCAGAGGTAAGAAGTGAGCAAAACAGATAAACCTTTAAATAAAATTATATCTGAAGTTAAAGGTAGTAAAAAATATAAAGTATTTGTTAAAGATAAATCTACTGGAAATATTAAAACTATTAGATTTGGCGATAGCTCAATGCGTAATAATAGAGACAAGAAATCAAACAGAAAAAGTTTTATGGCAAGACATAAAGCTATTTTGTCAGATGTAAAAGGTCAAAAGAATTTAAGTCCAGCTTATTGGGCTGTTAAATCTTGGCAGTTAGGTACTAAAATATCATAGCACTCACACACTCTTCTTTAAGAGGAGTGAGCCTTCACAAATATAGAATTGCCTCAAAAGATTTACTTGCGAGTAAGTCTTAAGAGATAACTTTTTGAAGTATGTGCAAGGAACTAAAACAACAAATCATAATTTAAAAGGAGAATAATTATGGCAAACGCAACAGTGTCCAGACTTGGACAGGTTAATGCTTCAGGTGATGCCAATGCTCTTTTCTTAAAAGTATGGTCTGGAGAAGTTTTAGCTACTTTCCAAAGAGAAAACAAAATGTTAGGAATGACTAATGTTAGAACAATCTCTTCTGGTAAGTCAGCGCAGTTCCCTGTAATCGGAACAACTTCTGCTAGTTATCATACTCCAGGAAACGAGATAGTTGGTACATCTGTAAAGCATGCAGAAAAGACAATAAACATTGATGACCTTTTGGTTTCATCTGCGTTTATTGCAAACATAGACGAAGCTAAAAACCATTATGATGTAAGAAGTACATATACATCTGAAATGGGTAGAGCATTAGCTAATACAGTAGACAAAAACCTACTTCAATTAGCTGTGTTATCTGCACAAGCTTCAGCTACTATCACTGGTGGTAGTGGTGGAACACAAATCACAGATGCAGATGCGAACACAAACGCTACTTCATTAATCGCTTCTATTTTCGAATGTGCTCAAGCACTTGACGAAAAAGACGTACCTAGTGAAGATAGATTTTGCGTGGTCAAGCCCGATGTTTATTATCAAATCGTACAAAACGATAAGATTTTAAATAGAGACTTTGGTGCAAATGGCAATGGTGTTTACTCTGATGGTACAGTAATTAAAGTTGCTGGTATCAACATTGTTAAATCAAACACTGCTGTCACTGCTTTCGCAGATAACTCATCTGCTGTTTCTGGAACTAACAATACTTATAATGTAGATGCTCAATATGTAGTAGCTACAGTATTTCATAAGAGTGCCATCGGTACTGTTAAGCTTATGGATTTAGGTATGGAAAGTGAATATGATTTAAGACGTCAAGGCTCCCTAATGGTAGCTAAAATGGCTTTAGGTCATGGTATCTTAAGACCAGAAAGTGCAAGTCTTATTAAAACACAATAATAAGAAAACAGAATACATAGGCGTAGAGATTAACACAGACAATCTACGCCTGTGTCCTAAAAAATAATGTCCACAATAACAACAAGAACTTCTCACTTGGAAGCAATTAATACAATGCTCTCAACTATAGGAGAAGCTCCAGTGAACTCATTAACTGGAAGTTTACCTACAGATGCTTCAATGGCTAAAAATATTTTAGATGAAGTAAATAGAGAAGTACAATCAAGTGGGTGGAAATTTAACACATCATACAAAGCAACACTTTCAAGAAATACAGATAACAAAATTCCAGTTGCTAATGATACGATGTTAATAGAATTTAATCCTTTATTAGAAAGTAAAGCATCTTATGACCCAATCATAAGAGGAAACTTTTTATTTAATTTAGCTACAGAAAGTTTTGTCTTTGATAAAAATTTTGACAATGTGACTATTGTATCTTTATTAGATTTCGAAAATATTCCAGAACAAGCTCGAAGATATGTGACTATAAGAGCATCAAGAATATTTCATGACAGAACATTAGGTGCCAATGCTTTACATAGATTTAGTCAGCAAGATGAATTAGTTGCTTTATCTATTCTTAAACAAGCAGAAGCTTCAGTAGCAGACCATAATATATTTAATAGTCACGACCAACTTACAACAGTTGCAAGAAGCAGGTCATATAAATTAATTGATTAAGGAGGACACAACATGGATTTAATTAAAAGAAAAATGATGCACTATTGGTCAGACCATAAAGTTGCAGTCATAGTAGTTGCTATAGCTTTAGCAGTTGCAATTATAGTGTAATACAAATGCCTTTAATAACTAGAAGTATACCCAATTTGATTGGGGGTGTGTCACAACAACCAGAAATATTAAGATTAGAAAATCAAGCGACAGCTCAAGTAAATGGTTTCTCTGGTGTTGTAGAAGGTCTTAAAAAAAGACCATCAACTAAACACATAGCTAAAATTTCTAGTTCAACATTATCAAACGCTTTTATTCATACAATCAATAGGGATGCCTCTGAACGATATATTGTGGTTATTACTAATGGTAGTGTTGTTGTTTATGATGTTTTGGGAAATTCTAAAACAGTTGTAAATCAATCAAATGCTACAAACTATTTAAACTCTAGTAATCCAAGAGCCGAATTTAAAGCTTTAACAGTTAATGATTACACCTACATTTTAAATACTAATAAAACTGTTGCTATGGACAGTTCAACAACAAGTCCAGCAAAAGTAGAGCAAGCTGTTTATTCAGTGACACAAGGTATTGGAAGTTCAACAACTTCTTCTCCATATTCAATAACAATTGATGGAAGCACATATACTTATAATTCAGCTACCACAGATACTAAAACTATTAGGGATGGAGTAAAAAGTGCAGTTGGAAGTCCAGCTAATATTACCTTAACAAATATTGGAGACAGTAGTTTTTCAATAGTTAAATCTTCTGGAACACTTTCTGTTTCAGCTTCAGATGGTTATGGTAATCAAGCTTCTCAAGCTATCAAAGACACAGTACAAAATTTTTCTGATTTACCAGCAGTAGCTCCAAACAATATGGTTGTAGAAGTACAAGGCGATGCTTCAAATAGTTTTGATAATTATTATGTAATTTATAAAACATCTACAAATGTTTGGGAAGAAACAGTTGCGCCTGGTTTAGAAATTAAATTAGACCCAGATACAATGCCTCATGTTCTTATCAGAACAGCAGATGGCCAATTTAGATTTTCACAAGTAGATGGTTCTTCTTATACAATATCTTCTACTTCTTATGATGTACCTTCATGGGGAAATAGAATTGTAGGTGATATAGATAGTTCACCAAATCCAAGTTTCGTAGGTACAAAGATTAATGATATTTATTTTCATAGAAACAGATTAGGTTTTCTTGCAGATGAAAATGTAATTTTATCTAGGTCTGGAGAAGTATTCGAATTTTTTAATGAGACTGTCACAGATAGTCTTGATACAGACCCAATTGATATAAATGTTGCTCACACAAAAGTCTCAATACTAAAACACGCTGTGGCTTTTGATGAGAAGCTTTTATTATTTAGTGACCAAACACAATTTATTTTAACTGGTGGTGCAAGTTTAACTCCAGGAAATGTTTCTGTTAATGTCACAACTGAATATGAAACACTAGATAGTGTTCAACCTAAAGGTTCTGGTAATAATGTATTCTTTGCATTTAACAAAGGTCAGTTTACTGGTGTTAGAGAAATGTATGTTGAAAGCGATGGTGAAACAAACCAGGGTGAAGACATTACAGCTAACATACCTAAATATATTCCTTCAGATGTTTTTAAATTTGCAATTGCTTCTAATGAAAACATATTAGTTTCATTAAGTAGTAAGTCTGGAGAAGTAAATAGCTTGTATGTTTATCAATGGTTTTTTTCTCAAGGAAGAAGATTACAAAGTTCTTGGCACAAATGGACTGTTGGAGCTTTAGCTAGTACAACAATATTAAATATAGATTTTATAGGAACGACTTTATATTGTGTAATTCAAAGGTCAGATGGTGTTTACATTGAAACACTAGATTGTTCACCAGCTTCTACAGATGTAGGTGAAACCTATCTAACTCATTTAGACAGAAAGCTTGATAATACACAAATAACTGAAAGTTATAATGCAGGCACAAATGTCACTACAATAACTCTGCCATACGCAATTGATGCCACTATGAAGCTAGTAGGTAAAAGTGGAGCATCAAATAAAGCAGGAAGAGATATAACTTTAGCTTCTCAAACAGGAACAACACTTACTGTTTCTGGAGATATTACAGGATTTAATTATTTTATTGGTGAGCAGTATGAATTTTCTTATACATTCTCACAACAATACTTGGCTTTAGGTACAAACACTCAAGGCTCAAGAACAAGAATTAGAGAAGGTAGACTACAAATAAGAAACTGGACTGTATCATTTAATGACACAGGATTTTTTCAATCAGAAGTCACTCCAGTTGGAAGGTCTACATCAAGTTCTACATTTACAGGTACAATTGTAGGAACAGGACTTGCAGGTACAGTTAATCTTGAGGATGGAGATTTTACTTTCGCAGTACAAAGTAGAAATGAAAATTTAACTATTGAATTAAAAAACAATAGTCATTTACCATGCAACTTTGTAAATGCAGAGTGGGAAGGATATTATGTTTCTCAAGCATCCAACTCATAAACCTCATTTAAGATTAGCAAGTGAAAATGATTGTATATATTTATCTGAAAATTTAAGAGAAGAAGATAAACAAGAAATAAAAGCAGTCACAGGTTTACCACCATTACTTTCATTATTGTGTGGACTTAAATTAAGTGCAGTACCTTTAGTGATATGTAATGCTGATAGTAAACCAGTTGCTATGTTAGGTGTCGTACCAAATGGATTAATAGGATTTATTTGGATGGTCGGTACCGATGATTTAAAAAAAATTAGTTTATCATTTTTAAGAAACTCAAAAGATGTTTGTGATGTTCTTAAAGGTAAACATCAAATTCTACATAACTATGTAGATAAAAGGAATAAGCTCCATATTAATTGGTTGAAGTGGATGGGTTTTACCATCTTAAAAGAAACCACTTATGGAATTGAAAATAGAAAATTTTATGAATTTGTTAAAATATAATGTGTAATCCAACTTTAATAGTCGCTGGCGCATCTGCTGTGTTGCAGTACCAAGTACAAACTGCACAACAGAAGGCCATTAAACAACAGCAAAAACGACAAAACGAAATAGCGTTAAGAAATAGAGACGCTAAAATTACATCTTCTCAAAGACAGTTAATAGAAAAAACAAAAGCAAGACTAACTAAAATTGGTGATGCAGAAAAGATTTCAAGAAAGAAAAGGTCTATATTTAAAACTAATAGAGAAAACTTTACAGGTAATACATACGATAGTTTATTAGCAAACTACTATGATACTGAAGGTACATACAGAAATAGAATTTTAGGTAATATTGAAAGAAGTAAATTTAATTATTTACAAGGAACATTACCAGCAATTGATAATCAATATGATGCTCAAAGTACAATGGTTTCACCAGTGACTAGAGGCTACAATGCTATGTCATCTGGATTATCATTCGCTTCTACATATTACGATTACAAAGCAAAACAGAATAGATATGGAACTAATGAAGAGCTTTATGGTTATGAAGACTATACTTCAGATACAGACATATATTCAGACAGTGGATACCAATACTAATGGCTAAAAGAGACCCAAGCGCAGAGTTTAATCAAATGCCAGAAATGACTATTGAAACTGTTGATTACAATATGTTTTATAAGCCAGAGAAAGCATCTGTAAGTGATGGTTTAGTGTCATTATCTAAATCATTATCTAGTATAGTTCCTTCACTTACTAACTATGCAATCACTGAAGAAATTAAACTTTCTGAAAAAGAAAAAAATAAAGCAATAGCAGATTATAATTCTAATAAACAAGCTTTTGCACAATTAGTTAAAGGTGGAAAAATTCCAGAAGGTGCTAATCCACATTATTTTAATAAAATGATGGAATTAGATTTAACTAATAAAGCTAGAAAATTTAAAAATGAATTTGATAATTTTGCTTCAGAAAACAGAATTGAAGAAAATTTAACACCAGATGCCTGGAATGAACTTTACGAAACTAGATTAAAAGAATTTTTTGAAAGAGAAAAAATTGGTAATTATGACCAAGTAGCTCAAGCTAAAGCTTTCTTTAATGAAACTTCTTCTTTTAGAAATGAGAGAGAACAACAGCACATGGCTTCAAGAATGGCTTTCATTAAAAAGAATACACAAAATAATGCTATAAGAAATTACTCTGGAATATTTATAGAAGCTCAAAGTGATGGGCTAGATATGAAAAGTTTATTTTCAAAAATACAAACTGAAACAAAATCATTTATGGATTTAGGCACGAGTGGAGAAAGAGCCAATGATTTATTTCTTGCAGGCTTTAATAAATATTTAGAAGTTATTAATGACCAAGATGGATTTGATTATGCAAGACAAGTATTAAATGGTTTTTCAGATTTAAAATTAGGTACAGGTTTCTTTGCTGGTGAAAAAGGTGGAAGAAGAAATGAAACTATTAGAGCAGAATTAATAACTTCACTTAATGCAAAAGAATTAGAATTTTTAGAAGGAAATAAAAAATCATTTAATGTTAAAGAAGATATTAGAAAACAAAATTTAGGAGTAGAGTTTTTTAATTCATTTAATAAAGATGATTTTGACTTAAGCACTTTCTTAAATCAAAAAGTTGAAGATGATAATGGTGAAGTAAATTACAAATATTCTAATAAAGATAAATTTTATATTAGAGGTCTTAACGAAGCTTTAAATAAATCTGTAGTAGTCACATCAAGTGACAGAGGTGGCCTAGAAGAATTAATGATTTTAGAAGACAACGACCCTTATTTAGTAAAACAAAA